GTCTTTCTCATTATAAATGCCTTCTCCGCATATTTCATATCAACCCTGAACTTGTATATTCTCACGTCATTAGCCTTATTTGTAGTATTATCTAGGAGATATAGGCATGAAGCATGTGATCGTGACAATGTATCGTATGTTGTATAATCCTTCAACCTTCCAGATGTGTTAGTTATATAAGATCTTAGGTTTCTATCAGTTATACTTTTACTCCCTGATTCAAGATATTTAGGTACAATCAACCTAGCATCAGCTGATCTTCTACCACTGACAGATTTTCGGTTGAAGTCCTTAATAAGTCCTTGAGGTATTGATGGTACATCTATCCCAAAATAAGATGATATGCTCTTAACGAGGGTTATCATTTCATAATCTCTGGCACATACTTGAGCTACAGTTCTGTAATAATCCCTTAAGTTTCTTTTATCAAGTGATGCTGACCCTTCACTACGCCAAACTGCAGAGTTGTATCCAGTAGACATCCTTACTATAGGCTCAGAATAAATGTGTCTTATATTCGTCTCATCATAATTGGCATCAATCCTTACTGATATTGAAGGGCTATCAACTGGTGTAAATCTGATTAATGACCTGAATGATGGCTGAGAAGGTCTTATTAACAGATTTGAGTACAACTTTGTTGTTATGTAATCACGTAAATTCCTCTTCCGATCACCTGTGTCCTTTAGATATATATCCTTAATCAACCCTATGCTATCTTTACAATTACGAGTATCTTCTGACTGTAGTTTTTTGACCGTACCTTTCGAAATAATCCTTAAGCAACTTCTTGATTGTACAAGAGATCTTGATTCTTGATATGATCTCATTGCAGGTAGATTTTCAAGTAATGATTTTATTGATTTCATACTAAAGTCACTGCACTCTCTCAACTGCTCAAGCAAGAACTGCCTAAACTTTCTGCATAGTGGATTAACTGATATTGCTAATACGGTACTGTCTGAATCATTAATAAGTTTTATTATTTTATCAACAACTACTGTCCCAGATGTGTCAGGGAGAGATAATGAGATTATGTGACCATTTATTAGTGATGATAGAGATTCAATCAGACCCTTACTCCTAGTCGAGACCAATGTGTGTATCACTGACGGAATCCTAGGAAAAGCTTTTGAGAGGTACTCGACATCAGAGAGGAACTGTTCATCAGCAGGGACTGAAGTTACTGAAGTCATCTCTTCTAAGCATGGGATTCGAAATCCACCACAGGTGCGTGGTAAGACTAATAGCAATTCGACTAATTCAGGGGATAATTTGCTATCAAGTCTTAGTAAGAGTTCATGTGCTCTCATATGCATGATCATATAAGATGTCAGAGGATTCATCCCAGAATTGCATAAGCCCTGTGACTGACCAACAACTGAGTCTAACCTTGTTGAAACTGTTGTAAGTCCTTCTCCTGATATAGAACGACCAAGTCCTGATAACTCTTTAGTCCACATAGGTATAAGAGATGATTGGTAGCAGACATCACCTAGATATTCCCACAAATTATATGCTATAATTGTCTTCTTAATGTTAAATTGAAGTCCCAATCTGGAGTAAATATCAGCTATCTTATTTATCAAGGTTCTGACTTTATCCTTACTCACATAATCAGGTACGATAAAGTAAAGAAGTCCGTCATCAGAGTATGTTAATAATTCACCTTGAAGTCCTGTTGCATCCAAGCATACTTGCATGATAGCTGAATGTATAGAGCTCCACATGAAGTTAAAAAACCCTTCAAAGCCTCCCTTCACTCCAGCATCATATTCAAAGAAACCTCTAGAATTATGTATTACAATCGAGGCCTTGAATAGGATATCAATCCTTTTTATCCAGTCAACTCCAGTTAATTCCGAAAGTATTTTTCCAAATTCACGATTGTATATGTGTGGAAACTTCTTAGAGAATTCTGAAAGATCAAATGAGATGAAACAGGATTTCTTCTTCGAGTTGAAACCGGTTGTTACATGACAGAAGGATTCAAGATCAGCTCTCCTAGCAGAATAGCTCTTAGTTATTGACACACCAGGTTGCTTCATTGAGATTTGTCTAACTAGTCTTTCTATACGCTGGGTCATTGTCTTAAGCATCTGCTCTCCTATATAGAACATCCTTGTAACTTTCTTGTGCCATTCACCAAGCTTAGGCTCTGTCCCTACTAGATAAGCTGCTTCAGGTGTATTCAAAACAAAATCTTTTATCTTCTCATGAGGTATGTCATCAATTGAATCATAAATCCGTAAGTTTCTCTTCTCAAATGACTCATGTAGTTTTATAACTCTCTTTAACCTTATCTCTGCTTTTCTGTAATTAAGTTGTGATTCACCTACTAATGAAGATACTGCATCATTAACGTTCTTATACTCTCCTGATCTGCTAAAATTCCATACTTTGTCATCATCAAGTATTTTCTTAAACTCCTCTAATTCTAGCATGCTGTTCCCTTCTGATGAAAAAGATGCTTTGTCAGACGGTTTTACTTCTGATGTAACGAGGCTTGCATATTGCTCTACCTTTGTGAAAGTTACTTCTGACCATGCAGTGAAGGATTGAGCCATTAATCCAGCCTTATCAACCTGAGTAGCATCTAACATGTCTTTGATTACTGACTGATCTGGTGCGTTGACCCCGAACCTTATACCTTGATCAAGCATGGAGCTGGCTAACCCTTTTCTTATTGTCCCAATCACTCTTGTCAACAGTGCTTTATCAACTATATTTGGACTTTTGTATCCCTTAATATTATCATATGCTTCTTTTATAAAAGTGTCTGGATGAGGACCTAGTTTATAACATGATGATACAGTCACTCTATCTTGAGGTGATCTATAGTATATCTTAACTACGTCATATATCATTTTTGCTCCTATATACCTATTTTTAGATATCTCATTGGCAAAATCAGCTTTAGGATTATCAGACATTATATTTTCATCAATTAGATCATATATGAATAACTGCCTTGCAGCTTTCATTGATGCTCCGAAATTATCATGCTCTATCTCATTTATCTGGCACCCAACATTGATTAGATCATTTAAGAAATCAGGTATTTTCCTATTAGACTTCATATTGAGATCTATCAAAGATATAGACATATATGCTATATTCTTTAAGAACGTTATTACCCTTGAAAGATGATGATGTGTCATACAATATCCAAAGTCCTTATTCCAT